ACAATTAATTAGTCTTGTAACAATCTGAAACAATTGTATTACAATTATTACAGTTTTGTAAATATCATATTTATTGTATTACAATTACTAAGTTTTATTGTATTATGTATATATACAAATCAAACAAACTCAAACAAATGGACATCTTTGACAGAAATCAACCAAGAAGATTAGCTTTAGCAGAAGCAATCAAAAAGGCTGAATATGCTCTTCAAGAAACTGAAGAATACTATAGATTACAAATCTTAAAAGAACAGCAAAAAATGCTTCCAAACAATCAAGGCTACACAATGTCTGACATCAGTTGGGAAAGAGCAAAACAACTTGGCAAAGAAGAGCTTGCTCAACACAGAGAAAGAATTGACAAAGAAAACGAAGCAGATTGGGAGCATAATGAAAGAAAATATGCCATGTTCTGCAGAGTCCACAGGCTAGAAACTTTCTAGCTTTTTTAATGTATTACAATTATTACAGTTTTGTAAACATACTAATAATTGTAATACAATTACTAAGATTTATTGTATTATATAAATATACCAAACAAACATTCTTTAAACAAAATGGAAAACACAATCAAAGCTCCAACTTACAAATTTCACAAAGAGTTATTTACATACGACGGAGGGGATTTATGGTATGGTCATAACTTAAACGACGAAGTGTTCATTGCTCGTTTTAAACATGGACCAAAAAACTACAGAAAGTGGATTAACTTCCTTTGCAAAAATTTTACTGTTGAAAGTTACTTACAAGATGCAGAAAAAACAAATCCAAGAGAAGCAGTTGAGGCAAGAGGATTTGTAGATGAAATAACAATTGCTTGCATGAAAGCAAAGCTAATTGATAAGGACAAAATCATTGCTGAATTAAACAAAAGGTTGGAAGCTAAATAACTTCCAACCCTTGTGGCATTAAATCTGAATAGTGGAAAATACAGTAGCTCCTCGCAGATTTATGTAAGTCCACATCTCTAGTGGGTTGACTAGGTTCGTATTGTTCTCATTAAAGGCTCAGTAATGGTTTTAGAGTTTTGTACCAGCCGCCTGACCGCCCACAATTAAGACTCTTGCAAATGATCTGCAAGGGTCTTTTTTATTCGTATTACAATTGTTACAGTTTTGTAAATAGGAGTTTAATTGTAATACAATTGTTTGTATAATGTATATATACCAAACAAACAAAACAAATGGTTACTAAATTCAACCCCACTCACAAAATGACAGGCATTGGACAAATCGCTGTTCCTGTTATTATCAATTTCAAACGTGACGCATTATGGCTTGTAACTGATGCAGATGGCAAGCAATACTGGGTTGGCAAATACAACGTAGAGGAAATCTAATGAAACTCTACAAAACCAAAAAATTTGATCTTGGAATTGCATACGCAAAACCTACAAATCACAGACTTGACCCTGACGGTCACATCATTGCAGATTTCACTATCGTAATGACACCAGTAGATTTACAAGCAGAAATCGGTAAATTCAATACATACAAATTAAGAGATATGGAGACTATCAAATGAATATCCATTACGAAACTAAAACAGAGCTTGTAGAAAAAATGGAAGCTCTAAAAGTTGACATTAACGAAGCTGATGAAAAATATCAACAAGCATTGGCTCGTGGTGACTTTGATACTTGTGGCAAGTATTCAAACGAACGTGCGCAATACAGACGCACATTCGCAAAATTATTAAAATACAAAATTAAGAGGAAATGGTTATGAAAACTGAGTACAAAATTTACCCACGCTCTAAAGTACATGAATTAATCGTTGACTTTATCGAAAAGAATAAAATTCATGCACAATACGGCAATGATTCAGAAGGATTATTGGTTGTACAATTTTTAGTGGAGGAAGAATATGAATAAAACTTTTTACTTACTACAGTACATAGTCTTTCCCGTAGCATTATTTGTCACACTTAATTCTACTTTGACAGATATGACTGTTGCCGATTGCAATGCAGGGGTACAATTAGCTTGCGATGAATTGCATAAATGAAAACATTTAACTTTCCCTACAACCCCTATATAGGTCAAATTTATCTAGATCCTAATTACAGGACTTGGGAGTTTGACAGTACAGAAGAAGAAGGAAAAGGTAAATGGGTCGATATAACTGAATACGAATTAGCACCTTGGTGGAATTAATGGATCAAACTTTTAAACATAAATGGATTAAGATAATTAATCAATCAAACGAGCAAAAATGTCGATTATTTATAAAAAGACTAAAACAACAACCTATTGATGTTCCATTTAATTCCAAACAAAAATTTGTTTGGAAATTACTTAGAAGCAGATTAGAATATTTAGCTCAAGAAAAAAATACAAATAAAGAAATAATTAAACTTCCTACAGCAGAACCAACAGACTTAAATTGGAAAAATCCAAAAGCAATTTTCAATAGAGCTTTACAAGAGTTTTTATTTACAAAAGAAAAAAGAAATAATACAACAAGATGAATGAACCAAAAATGATTGTTGTTAGAGGAAAGCCTGCTCCTCAAGGAAGTAAAGTAAGTTTTCGAAATGGATATATGAAAGAAGCAAGTCAGTTTCTTATGCCATGGCGAAATCAAATTGTTTCAGCCTGTATTGAGCAAAAAATAAATAATGGTGAGATTATAGAACAACCTGTAGAAATATTTATTGACTTTTTGTTTCATAGACCACAGGCACATTATGGAACTGGTAGAAATGAAGGAAATCTAAAACCATCTGCACCGAAATATCCAACAACAAGAACGACAGGCGATATTGATAAACTGTGCAGAAGTACTTTAGATGGATTATCAGTACCTAGTGGTGGTATTTTATTACGAGATGATTCTCTTGTTGTAAATCTTAGAGCAAAAAAATCATTTGCTACAAAAGGTGGATTTCAAGGAGCTTTTATTCATATATGGCAGTTATAATAAGTAACACTTAAAAGGTGTACATGACTAAGTATTTTGATATAATACAATTAACCAAACATCTAACCCCAAATGGAAAGTATTACTAATGATTCAGGTGAAAAAAAACCAATCGCAACTCCTAAACTGGCTGCAGCGTTATGCAAATTTCAGATGGAATACAGCAACGCAGTCCGTGATGCGTCAGGTAACTTTGGCTCGTATGTTTCACTAAGCGAAGCAGAATATGCTGTTAGTCCGGCTACAAAATTTGGACTATCACATACATTTATTATTGAAAGTGCAACGTCACATTCAGACGATCATATTATCTGGATAACTCTCAGAATTATGCATGAATCTGGAGAATACATTGATTCCAGACTACCTATAGTTACAGATAATCAAAGAGGGCAAAACATCTACCACAAAATGGGTAGTGCTATTACATATGCCAGAAGATATATGTTGCTTGCTGCTTATGGATTAGGTCAAGCTGATGATGAAGCTGATGCATTTAGTCAAAAATGTGCTGATGCAGATAATACTGGTAAAGCTAGAAATAATAAAATTAGCAAACCAAAATTTCAAGTATCAACAACAAAACCACCAAAGGGTCAAGAAAAAATATCTGAAGAAGCATTTGCACAATTACGTGCTGAATTAAATTCCAGACCTGATAAAAAACAAATAATGGATAATTTTAAAAACAAATTCTATCCATCAGTTGACAAGCTATTAGCTAATCACATTGAATTAACAATCCACGAGGATTTTCTTCGTGAACAAATGACAAAATCTAAGGAGAAAAAGTAAATGTCTGAAACACCAAAATCAAAGTTTTCCATGTGGTTTAACTGCCAATCAGAAAACGAACAACACAAATATTGGTCTGTATCTGAAATAACAGTTGATGAGGTTTTAAAACTCTACGATTATGCTATGGACGAAAAAAATCTTATAAAAGATTATAAAGGGAATAATGCTGTAAAAATAAGAGCAAAAATGTTCCCTGCACAATCACAATCAGGTAATCCATATATGAAAATGGTTGTCTCTGATTATCAAAAGCAAGAAAAAAATGAAGAAGAATTTTAAAAAATTACCACAGGAGGATATTGGTGTTGCCAAATCAAAACTACCACATGAAGTAAGAGTATTTTTAGATCATTTGGAATGTGGTCTTGATTGTTTTGGAGAAGATTTGTTTGATTATCACCCCTGCACCATGACTCATAACGAGCATGGTGTTGGTTTACTTTTTTCTCAGTTATCAAAAAAAGAATTTAAAGAGCCTGATATGGCAGATGCTTCTTTGATAGTTTCAAAAAAAGGTGTGCATTTACAAAAAGAAAAAATATTATTTTTTAGCAATGAACAACCACCAACTAAATTAGCTTTGCTTGTATTATCTGCAATTATCACGCAAGAACCATTACATTTTGATTGTCCACATTGTGATTAATAAGAGGCATTAAAGTTGCAGCTTCGATTTGATCAACCGAATGAACTGTATTTAATTTGTAAGTCTGTGGGCGCAGTCGGAACACGTTTCAAACACAGAGTAGGCGAAATAGTCTGGCAAGTATTTATGTAAGTCCTCTACTTTTAATTAAATAAACCAAACCTCTTTTTTTTATTCATTTCATCTTCCATTTCTAGTATTCTGACTAACGCATGAGTTAATACATAATCATGATTAACATTTTGTTTAACCAGTTTTATTGTGTAATTTTTTAAAACTTCTATATCAGTACAAGCAATAATATCTCTTATTTTTACCTCAGTAGCTAATTTTTTTTCTACTGGTATTGGTTCTATTAATACTGATATAAAATTTTTATCCATTACATTCTTGGAAACAGTTGATCTTCTAAAATATCAACAGCACGATCATCAAGTGTATTTGTAGTTTGTTTACAAATTGCTCTTAATAAATCAACAACAAGACGTTTTACAGTTGTTGTTGTAAGAAATGTCATTAAGATTGGTTTGAGAATTTTAATCATAATTTATTGTGTTACTTTCCAAACATAACAAGAAATGCTACATTTGGCACATAGCTGTTTGTTAAGCAGTGGTCAAATGCTTAAAGATACCTACAAACAGCTTTTTTTCTAATGGAAGATCAAGAACCAAGTAAAGTTGAAACCATTGTGAAAGTCTGCGTACTTTTGTGGTCGGCAACACTTTTATCCCTTTCATACTATGAACCGCCATCTGGCAAAAAAATAGTAGATTTTGACCCGACATTTATTGCAAGTATTTTTTCAGCTAGTACTGCATCACTAGGATTTCAGATAAAAAAGAAAAAAGATACTATAGTAGATAATAAGAACTCTAAAGTTGGCATCAAATGAAAAAACTTTTTTTGTTGGTTTTATTTATAGCTGCACCTTGTTACGCAAACGGAGTGCCAACATGGTCAACTGGCTCTAGCAATAGAACTGAAAATACTACTCAGACTATTACAAGATCTATAGTTACTCAAAAATATGGGTCTGCTCTGGAAACTTATGAAGCCTCAAATATTGCTGTTACAAGTGCTTCTAGCGGAGGAATAACAGCTACAGATGCAATTTTTACTCCTAATACTGTCACAGATGATTGGTCGTTATCTATAACTACCAGAGCATCAGGAACTAAAATAGAAGAAATTACACAGAATGATACGATTACGACTACTAGCGTTATCACTTCTTTGTCTGTCTTTAGTCAGTAATAAAGCTAGAGCCGAAGGCGATACAAACGTACAGGCTCAACCAAATGCTGTTGGTAATTCTAGTATTATCAACCAAAATATGAATATTAATAATGGATTAACTGGAAAGTTACAGTTTGGAAATTTAGTTTGTAGTCAACCTACTATGGCTGTAACTCCTTTTTATACAGGTAATGATGCACAAGGTGAGGATACATATAATATAAATGAAGGTTGGGGTATCCAAATGAGTTTTATGATACCGCTAGGTACTAATAATGAGACATGTTCTGAATTAGCAAAAGTAAAGCTAGACCTAGCCAAAGAAGAACTAGACAAACAAGTGCATGATAAACAACTAGTTCGTGTTTTGAAATGTAGTCAGCTTCACGCATCAGGCTACATGATTAATCCTAAATCTAAGTTCGCATATATATGTAGTGATGTAATCAATATACGAAGTTATGTAAAAGCTAACTCTGATCGTTTTTCTGATTAGCAATTTCTTTTTTAAGAACTTTTTTGAATATTTTTGTCATTATTTTCTTTAATTGATTTACCACACTTTGCAAAACTATTGAACCTGTAACAGCAGCAGTTGCTGAAACTGAGCTTGCTATAACTGAACTTGCTATAACCTCAGGAGATGGGATAGGCATTTCTCCAAAAAATGGTACATTAAATGTAGCAACTGTTTCTACATTTGAAGTATTGTCTAAGTTTTTTGGCAGGTTCTTTGGTATCTGCTCTGGGGTTATATTTAGCTCTTCCGAGTTTGACTTCTTATTTTCTGAAGAAGTCGATTCCTGATCTGCCGACAGTCCCGACTCTACCTGTTCCAGACTTGGGAGAAGTAGAGGGTCAAGATATGGAACGTCTGCCACAGGTGGATAAAATATTGTTGTAGGTGGATTGAGAATATTATCTGTTTCTGGTAAATTTGGATAAGAAATATTGTCCATCTATGTTTAAAGAGGCTTTTTTAAAGGCATTAGTGCCTGTTACAATTATAACTTTTACTGGAATAATGGCATTAGCCCCACTTTATGTAACTTTAGGAATTATACAAAAACAAATGACAACTAAGAATTAGGGTCATCAGGATATTGCGTCATGTTTGGAGTCCAAACTCCATCTTTTTCTGTTGATTTATATAGAGTTTCTAAAGCTGCTGTATTTGCACAGTTATCAATTTCTGTTTCCCTTGTATTACAGGCTGTTCTAACTGCATCACGATAAGTTGTTATTGCAGATGGAATTGCTGTAGATTTTTCTGCTTTTCTTACAACATACCAATCATATTTTGATAACAGAGAACCAGCAGTTTCTTTGTTAATTTTTTTTAAAACAGATTTAACACCTAGATTAACAACTTGGTTTCCATTATCATCTTTTATTAAATTACCATCACTATCTTTTGCATCTGCGTCATCTAATGCTTTTTCTGTTCCATCATTCCAATAAAAACGAGAATCATATGTAACAGGATCAGCAACTTCCTTTATACCTAAAGCAGTTTTTTCGTCTGCTGTAGCAAATCTTAGCCAGTTTGCAGGGTAATTGATGTCACCTACTGTAAAAGGAACATCAACTGCAAGTGGTTTGTCATTTAATGTAAAAGCCATAATACTATTCTACCTCGCTCTTGCATTTTTAAAAGGTGATTCTGCAAATGCCCAATAAATATATTCTTCACCATTACCATTTTGATGTGTGTCTCCATCTCTGAATTTAAAACCATTTGAAAGAAAATCAAGACCTGTTTCTGTACTTTCTTGATTATCATTATTAGCAAATAAATGTTTAGTCATTTGGTTTATTGGACTTCTTTTATAATCAAATATTCGCCAAGATTCACTAGCTGTACGACATTTCAGTATGATGAGTGACGGCCTAAATCCGGTCATCACAAAAGTTCCATTACTGTTGCCATTTCCAGTATATCTGCCAAATTTGCTATAACCAACTACTTCTGAAAAACAATATGCAATATATGTAGCACCACTACCATTTGTTGAAGTATCTGCCCTCAAACTAAAAACGGTACTTGTTGGTGCTGTATTGTTCATCATTCTCGAATCATTTATCTGACCGCCAGCTTCGTTTAATTCTAAATAATAATTTTGTGGACTACTTCCATTGTTAAGTGAATGTGAATAATACATCCAGTTATCACCTTCTCGCCTTCTTATTATGATTTGATCTGGTACAACACCAAGCCCATGACCAACAGTAGCCCCAGATGACCCATTACCTGTATAACTTACTATTGAAAAGCCTGCTGTTGCATTTACCCTTACCTGTGAAGTAATTGTACCATTTGAATTAGATGCTGTTGATCCACCAGCAAACCAGTTCCATGAAATATATGTATGTCCACTTTCATTAGTAGTTCCAGCATCTACAACTGTAAATCCATCTGAATTAAAAGAACTTATCGAACCAGCAACTGTTGATTCACCACTTGTATTATTTGATGACAAACGCTTTGTAGCTCCTCTAATTGCATCTTGTAAATCATGGGCTTCTGAACCACTACGTTTTTTAATCCATACCCAATCAGGTTGAAATTCAAACCCTGTAATATTTTGTGAACTACCTGTACCAGAATAATCCTCTGCAACAAAATGTTTTTTTGGTAGCAAAATCGCTGGTTCGGGTAAGTTTGCTGAACATAAAGCTAAATAGCCACTAGGGACAGAATATTTAAAATTACCATGACCATTGCCATCTGCATACCCACCAGCAGTAGTATGCCCTGCAAATGTTCCATCTTGTCCAAAATTTATATTAAATGAATTATTTCCTCCTGTTCCACAAAAGAAATAAGGAACACATTCATCAGCTACAGCAACACTACTAAAAGTAAAAGCCGCATTTGCGCCTGTTGCTGGATTACCACTATTGAAAAAATTACCAGACAAATCACTATACCAGATTTTTTTATTATCAAAATCAACTGCAATTGCAAGAACACCAGCACCAGTAAGTCCACCAGAACTACCTGTTATAGATTGTGGTGTACCAGTACCGACTTGTTGATCTCCACCATTTGTTCTAATACATACCTTTGTAGGGCTAACATCATCAGTTTTGTTTGAAAGAACTCTGGTAACAACTTCAATTCCTAATTCTGGATTTTCACCGCTATTTTTATAAACTTCCCAATACCATTTACCAGAGGTTATATGAAAAGTGCCTGTTGCAGATTCATCATTTGAACTTTGAAAAAATTCCAAATTTCCTTCTTTTACAGTAACATCATTTGTTTTATTCAAAAAATTTAAAGTGCAAAAGTTTTTTGTAGGAGTATCAGTTAATGAATCAGACGTTGCAAAATTATTTGGCGTAAAGTTATTGCCATTTCCACTTGAATCTTTACCTAATGTTGTTGCAGTCGTTCCAGAATTATCAGCAAATTTTAAATAAAATCCAGTTGTTCCAAAAGTTAATCCTGATGTATCAATAGGAACCCATTGTCCTGTCTCTGCATTAGTTTCCGCAAAAGAAGAAGGAGTTAATGCTTGTCCATCAATAAAATTAACTTCTGTTATGTAACCATCAAATAATGAACCAACACCATCATTTGATCTAGCACCTATTCTTGTGGTTGCTGCTTGAGCAAAACCAAGATCATCATTCTGACCTACACTTCCACTTGTTGTGAATGATGTTTCTTGTACTCCGTTGATATAAAGTTTTATTCGATTATCTGCTGAACTTTGTGTCGTATCAATGGCAACAACTATATGATACCAAGCCGAGTGATCTCTTAGTCGTCTGGTTGAAATTCTAAAATTATTAAAATAACCAACAATTCTTATCTCTCCATCATCTCTTATTACTACACTAATATTATTAGCATCAGAATTACTTGAGTTACAACTTGCGATATTACCACCATTATTATGACCTATTTTAAACCATGCAGAAAGTGTGTTAGTTTTTCTATTGCCTGCACTACCGGGTGTTCTTTCTAAATAATGAGAATCGCCAGAATTAAATTTTAAACTACGATCTACTGTAAAAGCACCATCAGCAGCACCGGAAGCACCTAATCTTATTGGATCAAAAAATGGCATTATGTACCTGTTTTAACATCAAGAGACATGACAGCGTGTATAACATTACTAGATAACACAATATAATCAATTCTATCAACCGAACTACTAGATGTAGATGCTGTTGGTGTATTTCCGCCAGCAAATTTAAAAGCTGAATTATATGAAACAGTGTAATTACCGCTTGATGGTTGTGTTATAAATATTGAACCCGATTGCCCTACAGCCTGATTACTTGGTGCTGCTAAATTAGCATTTTGAGTTAATGTAACTTGATGATGACAAGATGCCGCAAAATCAAATGTAACAGTTCCACTTGATTGAGTAACCGTTGTTATATTAGCCGCAGCCCCTCCTGTAAGACTTACACCACCACTAGCTGTTTCAAATTTCTTTGTCGCATTGTGGTATAGCTCATTTGCTCCACCATTTATAAACTGAGCCAAAATATTAGAACCACCATTGTCTCGAATAATTACGTCATCTTCAGCCTCAAGAATAAGGTCATCACCATTACTGGTAATTTTTAAATCGTTTGTTGCACTTGTAATAGTGCTGTCTGTTGCATCATGCGTAATAGTTAAATCTGAACCAGCGCCAAAAACAGCACTTGCATTATCAGCAAACTCAAGAGCATTATCTGACCTATCGAAAACAACATCACGACCAGCAGTAGCCCCATCAAAAGTTACATCTTCTTGAAATATATTTGTTGAAGTGAAAGTATTAGCTGCTGACAATCCCGCATGACCAAAGTTTGTTGCTGATACATCACCTAAGGTAACTTGACCGTCATTACTTGAGTTCTGTATTTTTAAGGTATTACCGTCGATAAAAGGTGTATAAGCTGCTAACCCTGATGTTGGTGTGCCAGAGCCTTGACTTACTGTACTAAGTGCAGCAATTATCTGATTTAACTTTGTACGAACAACAAGGCCAGTTCCGTTATCAACTGTAAAGCCTGTTCCACCAGTATTATCAACTCTTGACATAGCAAACGAACTTTTTTTCTAAGTATATCCTAAATATTAACCTTTACCAAAACCAATGGCAGTAAAGTTAAAGTTTCTTGCTACAGATGCATTAGAACTGTTTTTAAAATGTATTTGAAATCCATCACCAGTTTGATTTGTTATTTCATAGAAATCTCCACTTTGCATATCAAAAGCTGTAATTCCAATACTTGGTAGATTTGAATTTGCTCCTAATAATGCAGAGGTTCCAGTAAAGAAAGTATGGTCGTAGGTTACTTGTGTGTTGCCACTAGATGTTTTTGAACCTACTTCTGTTCTTTGTTTTAGTTCTGCAAAGTATCCTAATTGTGTCACTCTTATATCTTGGTTTGTATCGTTTGTTGTCAGTACTGTTTTGAATTTAAAAGTTCTGCCTTTAAATTCTCCATTAGCAAATTTTTGAAAACTGTTGTAACTTGTACCATCTTGTGAAAATTGAACAAAAGTTTCAGCATTTGTATCAACACTACTTGTACCATCAAAATTTTCTCTAGCGTTTAAGTCTTGTATTGAATCAAATAAATCAGTTGAATAAATAGAATCAGATTGTAGTATTTTTCTTAAATTAAGAGTGAAGACAGCACCTAAGTCTAAAGTTTCATTAAATAAATAAGTTCCTGTGCTGGCAACACCACCTAAATCATCTAAAAAAGTAATGTCATCAAATGTTCCAGTAATAGATACTCCAACATCATCTATATTTCCTGTACCAGCCAAACTTATGTTTGGTGGGGTTGCTGATTCATCTAAACCAATATTTGTCTTTGAACCTTGAAATGGTGGACTGTCTTGATCTTCCCGTCTAGATTGTATCAACAATTTTGGTTGTGACTCTGGCAAATCAATTACTATAGACGTTTCGCCTGTGCTAAATCTATCTCCATCATCTTGTGCTTTGAGAATATATTCCCCCTCAAGTAATGGCACATTTTTTTCTGTTGATGCTCCACTTAAACCAAAAACAAGATCAGTTGCATCTTGAAAAGTACCGCTTCCGTCTGTTTTTGGACTGTGACGTATATGAATACGACCACCAGCACGCACATCTAAATCTGGAACAGCGTCCCATCTTAATCTGATTTCATTATCAGAAATAGGTTCATAAGTAAGATTTGTTATATCAGAGGGTGGTAAAGTTTTACCAACAGCGTTAAAAATTGTTGTTGCTGGTTCTCTAGATGGTTGTCCTAAAGCGTTAAAGCTAAAAACCCTTATTTCATATACACCAGCATCTGTATTAAATATTTCTGCATCACTTGATAATGTTTCAATCTTTTTAAAATCACCATTCTCATATTTATATTGAACTTCATATTTTGTAGCACCGGCTTGTGTCTGCCAATCCAATATTAATTTACTTACAGCTTTGTTATTGATTTCAACAATTTTCTCACTTACTGTTAAACCTTCGGGCTTATTTAGAATTACTGTTAATGTATTAACTGTTCTTGTTGGTAATGCTGACCCATCTTCAACAAAAGCATATTTGTCAGAGTTATGAGATAAAGCAGTTATACTAAAAGTTCTATCTTCATTCTCTTTTACATTCACTACTCTCCATGTTGTTGTTTGTAGATTAGAGGTTTCTAAAATGTATGGTGCGTGTTGATTTGGTGCGGTACTAAAAGCAGAAGAAACAGTAATTGTTGTTCCGGAAATTCCACTTATTGTTTTTTCCTCTAAAGACCCATCAGGTAAAATAATTGATATTGTTGGGCTATCTCCAATGCTAGGAATATCTGTATTTGTAGAATCATCTAAAACAACTACTGTTGTACTTGTAACACTTTTAAGAAGTCCTCCACGCCTTACACCAGCTTTTAGTCTGTCTGATATTTCTATAACATCACCACACCGAA